GATAAATTATATTCGTCAAAGTTTTAACTGGTTCTTTTTTACTAGAATATTCCTTTGAGATATCCAGGAACGATGGTCCAATATCTTTGCCAATCACCTTGTGACATCCTAGGCATTCATTTGCCGTTACATTTCCGCTCAGTGTGCTGAGTATTGCTATTCCTGCTAGATACTTTTTCATAGTGACTCCTCAAATAGTTTATCAATTTTGTGCTTCTTGCTTGGTACAACCCGCATCCGATACTTTACATTTTCATAGTGACTCCTCAAATCGTTTATCAATTTTGTGCTTCTTGCTTGGTACAACCCGCATCCGATACTTTGGAGTGCGAACATCCTTGGCAACTGGATTTCCTCTATTCAATTTTTTCATAATATAATTATTGCGTATTCAGTTTTGGATTATGTATAAAAATCAATTCACGTTCACGACTATGTGCTGCCACTTTACCACGTACAACTTCAAGAACCGACCCCATCCAATTTGCGTGAGTACGAAGTGCGGTACAGAGAGACCAGTCTTTATTTTGGTTTTCGGCACGATAACAATGCTGCTGAAACCTAGTATTGACTGATTTCTTTATTGCTTGACCACGCATCACCGTCAACCCAATATAAGTTTCACCTGTTTCAACACAGGTCAACTGGTATATGACGTGGTTTCTATCGGTTCTTTTCTTTCTATTACAGTTCATATTGCTTACCTTTATTCAATCTATAATACTATTATACCTGATTATTGAATTAAAGTAAAGCGATATTTTGGTCCAATAACCACCTGTTTTATAAGTGATTATTGGAGAATATTACATTGGATTTGGGGGCATTGATCTAGAAAGCAAGATTCCAGACCCGAAACGGGTTGTGTACTCTTGTTCTAGTTGCTCTTCAGGCATACCTGTGGCAACTATGGCAGTGCGGGGAATAGTAATATCACCTGCAACATATGGCATGAAAGGTGCCAAGGCAACTCCAACTCCACGTTCAGTTTGCTGGATCATTATTACTACGGGGTTTTTTACAACGATGTGTTCTGGGGTGGTTTCCTTTACATCACAAATTAGATCTTCATCTGTTGCAAGTTTAATAATTGATATAGTCATTTATTTTTCCTCATAAAGTGGGATTTCTGCGTTCTAAAGTTTTATTTCTTATAAATAATAGTATACCTGAAACTAGGTATTAAGTCAAATCAATTATGGTCTTCACGGAACTGCAATTCCCAAGACCCCTAACACTCAGGAGAGTATCAGCATGACTATTTATCCAACAGTTCTATACATCAAACAACATTCAATCACAAAACTCAAGTATTTTGGTAAAACCACATCAAAGAATCCACTCAAATATAAGGGATCTGGGGTAGATTGGAGACTACACCTCAAAGAGTACGGATCAGAACACATAATAACTCTCTGGGTATCTGAACCATTCACAGACTCCATTGTCATATCAGAGTTTGCCCTAGCATTTTCCAAAGACAACAATATAGTTGAATCAGATCTCTGGGCAAATATAATACCAGAAAATGGACTAGACGGAGGTCCTTCTGGTCCTAATGGAAGGAAAGGCATTCCTACAGGACAAATTCCTTGGAATAAAGGGGTACCTTGTTCCAACAAGACTAAAAAGAAAATCTCTGATGCGTTGATAGGTATAAAACGTGGACCCAGCAAAAAGAAAGGTAAACCTAGCGGAAAGCAACAAAATCCTTCAAGTAAACCTAGTCCAAAGAAAGGCAAACTTACCGGACCCAGCAAAAAGAAAGGTAAACCTAGCGGAAAGCAACAAAATCCTGGTACTCGTGGTACTCGTGGTCCTTACAAAAAGAAAGTAGATCAATCCTTCTCAACCAATTCATCAATAAAATCTGCTGCTTTGTTATAGTCACTAAAATATTTCATACCAAAGGCATCACCATAGACATGCTGGTATGTTACCAATATACTGGTTTCCTTATATACAGACACTTTCAAAGTCCAGTTATTTCTTCGGACGGTCACATATGATGTTAGATTTTTGAATGTGTTTAGTTTGTCCATGATGCTTTTATTTAGGGGAAACAAGGTTTAGGTTGTCTCCCCTAAACTGTTACTCGATTGCTATTCTAATTTTCTTGCTCACTTCCTCCTGTCCCATCAGATATATTCTCAGCATACCATTTTTCAGATCTGCTGCCTCAACTTTGATATTCCCAAGCAAAGAGAATGAACGTGTAAATGCCCGTTCAGCAATTCCCTTGAAAACATATTCGTGTGGGTTATATTCTGCGGTGGTTGGAGTTACATTACCACGCACAATTAGTTTATCACCTTCCACTTCAATATCAATGTCTGACCTATCAAAACCAGCAACTGCCAGTTCAATGATGTAAGAGTTAGCACCAGTTTTCTTGATGTTGTATGGAGGATAATTGTTGGAAGTTTTTGCTGCTTCTTCATTGATACGAGTTAGACGATTTACGTGATCATCAAAACCAACAAAGAATTTATCGAAGTCCTTGAAACCTGGACCAAATGCAAGTTGACCTACTGGAAATAAAGTTCCCATTTTGTTTCTCCTTTTCAGCGAGAGTTATATAAAATCCTATCCTTGCGGCATAGGTAGTAAAATGCTGGGTACGACTCCAGCGACAATGTAACGTCCTGTCCGATTCCTGTTACGCCCCTTATTTAGTCTCGAATGGTACGAGATAAAAATCTAGCATTGGGGTGCTAGATTTATTTTCCTTCTTGAAGTAATTGAGCAGCAGTTGTTTCTTCTGCTAACTTCTTTTCTTCTGCTTCAAGTGCTGCCACTTGTGGAATACCTTGGTCACGAACCTTGCCGATTACCGCAGCAACTGATTCATAGGGTTGTTTCGCAAGTGATGCCAAGATTGTATTTACTTCATTAATTTCAAGATCAAGATTGATTGCCATAATAATTCCTTTATATAAGTTCAATTTTACGTTTTTTAATTCCGAGAGAATATTTTGCCACCAGTTCCCACTCTGGCTTTTCTTTAAATGATACCACCTTGATCTGACTCAGTGATGCTTGTGATACAGCCATCGCTGGGTTAACCATTTCCAACAATCCCCAATCTTGTAACAGTTTGGTAATTGTATTCCTGCGCTCAATATCATTGATAAAGATATTTGCTTCTTTACCATCCAATGCAAAAAGTTCCTTGAAGTGGACAATAAAGTACCTACCTTGCTTATGCAAGATATGGCAAGACTGATATAGGGTCTTGTCCTTTTTAGAGGCAACACCGATCCGAGTCAATGTTTCACGAACCTTCAAAAAATTATCCGGTTCAGGGAGTAATACCTCCAACATGCTTTCTGGAGTCCAATCGTAGTAGATCATCTCAACTGTCATTTCTGCCACCCTTTTTTTGTTTTTCTTGAATCATAATAAGTTGGGGGTCGGAAAGGATTTTCAGTGCTTCTTTTGCCTTTTCTGCCGAGTACCCGAAATATTCCATTACCATAGATAACGATTCAGTTTCTTGGTCCTTTTTGTGCCATTGACTGAATCTTTTTCTCTTGATGACGTTATTTATAAGAAAACAAAACTGGGCTCTTTTGGGTATATGTGAATACCGATTCATCATATTTGAATACATAATTGTATCTGGGAAAAACGACAGTCCCCTGTTTATCATATAGGCAGAATAGTCCTTCTCTGCTTGGGGATCAACGAATAAATCCTCCTTGGTTTCGTTGATCGCCTTCAAAAAGTCGAATGGGGTCATGTTATTCTACTTCGTCTTCATCATCGTCCGGAACAATAAACATCTTTCCCGGATAAAGTTTGTCTAAAGTCTCATGCATTTCCTCATGCGTCTTTGCCTGAGCATAGAATTTATCATCCAGAACTCCATATAGGTATATCGTGTCTTCATGTGTTTCCATATAACAAACAACGATATTATCTGATTTCATTTCCGGTGTAATTCCATGCTCCTCGAGCAGTCTTTCAACTGTTTTCTTTGCTGCATACTCTCTCAAATACCACCCAATAATTATCAGTATTAGCATCAATGAAAGATCTAGCAATATTGTTTCCGATTCCATAATCTTTCCTTTTTGAAACTATTTGAAGCTGCAAGAACGCATAATTTCTGTGAGCGCTGCCATGATATTAATTTCTGCATCTGCCACAAAGGCAGCCCTATGTTGGTAATCTGCAAGGATTAGAACCAACTCCGGAACACTCTTTGCTTCCAGATAATCTGCAGTTTTTTCATACAGCAGATGAAAGAGGTGAGTAGAATCCGTACCAGAATTCTTTGCAACCCACTTGCGAACTCCATTGAATGACTTTTCCTTTAGTAAGGTCATCAACTCTTTTATGGAGTCATCAGACATACTTATCAGTACGCCAGAATCAATGGTACCAGATACTGAATATCTTTGCAGTTCATTCAGTATTCTACGATAGTCCGGAAAGTGCATTGTTACCAACTCTGCAACCACCTTTGGATCAAATGCGATCTGCTCCTGCTTCAGTATCTGCGACACACGTTTGAAGAACCCAGCAGCAATGATCTGCTTATCTTTATTATCTATCTTAAAATCAATCACAGAACACCTACTATGCAGTGCAGCGATGATTCTGTTTTTGAAATTACAAGTGAAGATAAATCGGCAGTTGTTGCTGAACTCTTCAATGAATCCACGAAGTGCTGGTTGTACTGATTCTGCGGACATAAAGTCCGATTCATCAAGTATGACTACTTTCTTTGAGTCGGTCAGAGAAACAGTTGATGCAAATCCCTTGATCTTCACTCGGAGAGTATCAATCAAACGACCTTCATCGGATCCATTTATCAATATATACTCAGCCCCAATTTCATTGCATAGTGCTTTGGCAACTGTAGTCTTGCCGACACCTGAAGTGCCAGTGAACATAAGAGTTGGTAATTCACCTGCCGCAACGAATTGCTGAAGAGTATCCTTTAGTGCTTCTGGTAAAATACATTCACTAATTGTTTGTGGTCGATATTTCTCTACCCACAAAAATTGATCATCACGAGTATCAAGCATCTTAGATAACGCTATCTGTTTCTACCGACATCCAGTAAACTAGATCTGAATTCTTAGAACTGAATCGAGAAATTTTCTTGCTGCTGATGGCAACTGAATAGTTACCTGGAATGAACTTAAAATTCT